CAAGTGTCCATGGTGGGCGGGTTGGTATCCCCCCACATCCCGAACCACGTCGGCCCACCATCCTTGGAGCTGGGGAATCGCCCGATCCGCTTGGACATGGCATCGACGATCTCGGGGTGGATGTCCCTGCACTCATTGAACCACGCGAAGGTCAGTTCCAGCGAGTTCAGGTTGGCCACGTCATCCGCATCGTCCAGCGCCCGGAACATCACCTCGCACTCGACGTCGCCGACCTCGAAGAAGTAGGTCTTGGTGGTGCGCATGTACCGCCCGCACACCCCCGGCGGGAACCAGTCGAGGAACGTCTTGATCGTGGTATCCTGCAGCTGCCGCGCCGTCTCGCGGACAATGGCGCACCGTGTCCTGCGCTTGCCCGTGTTCGGGTCCGGCTCCTGCATGGCCGCCCGGCGGACGATCTCGAAGCTACACGTCACCGACTTCCCGCTGCCGACAGGGCCCATGAGCACACGCATCTTGGCGTCCGACTTCATGAACCTCTCGCCCGTCGGCGGCGGGGTATAGTCGATGTCGAGGGGCATCAGTGGACCTCCCGTTCCCGCCCATCAAGCGAGTGGTGGATGTAGACCAGCCCCTCGGCCTCAAGATCCAGCGTCGGGTAACACCAGCAGTCGGGGGTGGGGGTGTGCTCCTTCAGATCGCCCATGGGGACCACGTGCCAGCCTTGGGTGTCCGCGTCTTCATGCTCGTCATCCACAGGTGCGTTCCTTCACCAGCATCACCACGATTTCCCGCGGGCGTCCTTTTGGGCGTCGGTGCGTTCGGCCACGTGGGGGGATGATCTTCGTCCGGTACGAGTGGCCTTCGCCTTCAAGCGCCGTGCGTAGTTCTTCATGCTCTCGTAGCGTCTGCAAGCGGACTGCCGGAGACCCCTCATAGGCAGAGTCAAACCTCGTCAGAATGCTCAATGAGTTCGCCCTCCACGTCGGCCGTAAGGGTCATGGGCGGCGCGTTGTTCCCGAAGTTGATGTTGATCTTCACCCCACCGGAGGCACCACCGGTACCCTCGTCTGCCTTGGCCTCCAGCCCCGCCCACTTGACCGTGCTCTTGATGAGGTCGGCCTTCACGGCCGGAGACACATCGGCACTGTGGATCAGCATCCACGAGGTGGTCAGGAGCTCCTCGGCCTGCGCCCGGGCCTTCAGCTTGAACGTGATCCCCTTGTCGCGGATGTCCTCGCGGTAGGCCTCCACCTTCTTCAGGAACACCCGGTCCTTGTTGAAGACCAGCAGGTCAGAGGCGGTTATGCGATGCCGCTGCTTGATCTCGTCGAGCGTCTCCCCGCTGCCCTCCAGCGCAAGGGCAACGTCGAAGGCCAGCCGGTCAGACCATTTGGTGTGGTGCAGCGGGAGTGAGTCCATGGTGCGAAGATAGCTCGGGGGTGGGGGGTCTGGCAAGAGGGGTGGTTTGGGGGTGCTGAAAGTATACACGTTCCTTTTTTGGGGTCGTACTTTGCGGGGTTTCTGGAGGTCATGTTTTCAGGAGGTACTTTGCCGCCAGCAATAATAGCTTAGGGTTGTCCTTGAAATGCCCCAGTCCGACATTGCAGCCACGACACAAAAGCCCCCGCACTTTCCCAGATTCATGGCAGTGATCTACGGCTAAATGCCTACCGGTCCCGCACTGCTCCCCACATATGGCACACTTGTTATCCTGTGCTTCAACCATAGCCTTATAGGTATCACGTGATATACCGTACTTTTTGGCAAGCGTGTTTATACGGCTAGCCTCGTAATTTTTTTGATCCTTATTGCGCAAGCAGTCTTTGCAGTACGACCCGCGCTTATCTGTGCGCTGTGGATTTTTGTGGAAGTGCCGCAACGGAAGTAGTACGCCACACGTCCTACACGCTTTTTTACCCCGTTCCCTACGGGGGTAGAACAACTCCCACCGCAAGTCTTTTGGGTCGTCACCTATGAACCTGTACTCGTGGGGATCGGGCCACCTACCAGTCATCAGCGCAATGACAGTCCGCCGCGCGTTTATGCGCGCGCCCTCGACAGTCATGTAGGGCAGCCCATGGCGTATCTCTAAATATACAGGTTTGTTGTTCGACACCCGGCGCAAGACGCCGTCCGATGCAGAGTACTTTACAAGTGAGAACAGACGCGCGATGTCTTTGGTCATAAGGACCCCCTAAAATGTGGTAGACTAAAATTACAAATAGGGGGTTGTTCTGTCAAGCGTATATTTTTGTGCGGGGTTTACTACAATACGGGCGGGGGTCGGCAAGCCCGGTCCATGTGCCCCCCTCCCCCCATGCCTGATACGCAACGCGGCGCAGCGCGAAAGCCCATAAAATAAGGCGGATTTGACGCCGCGTGTCTAATATGCCATAAAGATTTCACCGAGCGGCGAACGACCAGCCGCGAGGGACTGGACCGAAACCGGGTCCGGGTCATTGACAAGCCTGCGGGTGGTTCCCGCTAACTGGAGGATAGCCAAATGGCTAAACTTAACTTTTCCGCCGCCGGCGCAAACGAAACCGCGGCTTCGGGTTCCGATCTAGATTGGAACAATGTCCAAATGGACGATCTTTCGCCCGCAATGCGAGCGAAACTCGAGGCGGTTTTGGATGCCCGCAAGGCGTTCGAGGACGCAATGATCGCGGCTTCGCAAAAAGCGAAGCTGATCTCGAAAGAGGAAACCCTCTTGTTCGGATACAAGTTCCTCAATCGCGGGCAGGTGTCCATCGCCGCCGCCCCGATCAAGCGCAAAGCGGAAAGGTCCAAGAGCAAGTTTGCTCTCTAAGACAAAGGGCAGGGCGCGCAAGCGCCCTGCCCACCTCAAAGGAGACTGATATGAACAGAAAAGTACTTCGCGCGGCACGCGCGTATCGTGACGGCGCGCACACGCGCGTCGTATGTGGCGGAAGCCTTTCCGACGACGCTTACAGCGTCGTCTATGACGAAATGCTCGACGAGGCTATGGACCTCGTCGACGACGTAGAGTTCGCGCACTACGTGCGCGGTATCTTCTACCGCGCCGCGCAAAGTGGCGCGCGGATGGCAGCGGCCCGACAGCCACTGCCCGGGCGGGACAAACCGTCCTGCTGGTAACCAACGGGCCGGGCGCGCAAGCGCCCGGCTCCCCACCTCAACAGGAGTGAAAGACATGACACGGAAAGACATGACACGGAAAGAACTACGCGACATGATGGACAGGCATGACGCCTACATCTCGAAGATTGGGCAGAGAGAGGCTGCGCGCTACCTGCGGTCCAAAGAGAAGCCGCCCACGCGCGGCACGCTCCGCGCCGGCCTCGCCTTCGGCCTGTTGGCCGCGGCAGCCCTCGTGATCGGGCTCGCCCTCTAACAACCAGCCCGCCCGGAACACCACCGGGCGGGCCTTCTCATGTCCGCAGGACAGCCGCGTTGCGGTCGCGTTTTTGTTTGCTCGCTACGCTCGCCATACGTCGGGGGCCTGTAGCTACTACTTAACGGCCCTTTATGTAACACCATAAGTCGGGGGCCCTTAGTTAACAGACAATAGTTTACAGTATGTGTGTAAACTGAAACTTAACGTGTAACAGTACAGCATAGATAGCTAAAAAGCGCCGTGTTTTCAATAGGTTAGCTTCAAAGTATACGTGTAACTATATATTTTTAAGTTAACGTGTATACCCGCTATGCAACATCTAACTGGACACGCAAGAGTAAGTGTACATGTAGACTTAATAAAAAAGCCAATAAAACCAAGGGGATACCAGGGGGAGAGGGTGTGTATATATACGGTTTACTATCTATTTATCTATCTATCTACAAAATCAACCCTTTTTCCTAGCGCGCGACTGTTGTCAGCAAACTAGTCACACTCACCCAAAAAAGATAGCGTGTTTATTTTCGAACAGATAGATAGATAGTTGGATAATTTCGAGCCCTCACCCTAATAAAATCAAGGGCTTAGCCTATCCACTGTGTTACATAACCGGTATACACACCGCCAAAAAAATAGATAGTAAAGTGTATACTTGCGGCGGGACCCCGCCCCGCCCCGCTGGCGAAAAAGCCAGCAAAATCAACGGGTTGCGGGCAAACTTGACAGCCGGGGCCGGATCTGCCACGATGGCTTCGCCTTCGGGTCGATCCCCGCTGGTCTATATA